AAATCAAATATTCGATTTCTTAGGTCATCTTCATTGTATGCTGTCCATCTGCCTAGACATCTTTGGTGCATGACATATTCCTCTTGGGGTGTAAATTGCAAATCGGGGTCTCCGTCTCCAACTTCAGATAAGTAGAGATCAATTTCTGTTACTTGATAGTTAATTGTTTTCATGAGTTTTGCTCCACTACATCCCAAAGATCAATAAAATTGTGTATCCACTCTTTATGATGATCTTGTAGGTATACTTCGCCATTAGTGTCTGCTACGAGCAAATCACTGGCATCCATGAGCGGTAGACGTTGGTCATCACACCAATTTTCGTAGATATCTACGAGGAAGTTGATCGGGTCTTGAGTTTTCATTAGTAATTCACTCCGTAAATTTCTTCGAGCAATTCATTATACAATTTCTTTAAATTTGTAGATGTAATGCTTCTTGCTTTTTGGTTAATCTTTTCCTCTGTCTTATCATCAAAGTTTTTTGCCATGTCTTTGATTTCGTTGATGTAATAACGACAGTCTGATCTTGTAATAGTCATTATGCATACTCCTTGAAAATTTTCTGAATTCTGTTGTAATCAACTGCTCTAGTCTCGATTACCTGATCTCTTACACGCTCACGGTCTAGTGAATCACCACCACCCCATGTGACATGAGTGCCTTCTTCACATAAATCTAAAACGTTGAGAGTTGCAAGTGCTAACTCTTGTCTTGTTAGTCCATCGATAGGATACAGACAGTCAGGGTGCTCTGGACTATAGAATGATTCGCAATAGTCTAGAAATTCTTTGAAGTTGTGCATGTGTGTTTCTTAACTATTAATATAATAACAAAAAAGCACACCGTAGTGTGCTCATGTGTGACAGTAATCTAACTGGCACAATAATCCTTGTCAACCTTACATAATTCCTCATATAATCGATTGTTTCTTTCACTCCTATCAATCTGTAGAGTGCCACGGATGAGAGTTAAAAAAACAATACCGATTAGAATGTATAATGCATATGCTTTCATAGTCAATTACCTTGATCTTTGTCATTGAGTTGTCTGTAGTATGATTCAATTATTGTATTCTCTTCTCTAAGGTTGTCCCATTGATCTAGATTTAATTTATCGATCTTACTAGTCACTGATCTACTTATATCAGTGTGTCCGAAGTCATGAGTCTCTCGATCAATTACTTCTGAAATATATCGCCACTCATTCGTTGAGAAGTATTTGCGTATTTCAGTGTAGTTTAGTTTGTTGTCCATAGTTTTAAAACGATGATTCTACGAGAGCACTATCGGGCAAATCGCTCACCATACTATATGATAGTGAGTGAGTATGATATGACCTATAAATTCGTCCCCAAATCAGATCGAATTCATCTTGGTCTAAATCTTTAAAGATACATTTATCTTCAAAGTATATGTGATATGTCTTCTTGTTGGTCATTGAGATCGGGTAAATACATCCATTCATAATCTAATTCCTCGGGGTCTTTATTATCTATGATATACTCTTGAAAGATAGCATCACTGTTACCTATATTATTGTCATCTACATGTCTTTCGATGTTTTTCATGTAAATATATCTCATAGATGAGATTGCGAATTCAATTTGATTACTTGGCATTGTTGTCCTCGTTAAAAGGTGAATTAAAGTATTTGTTATTAGCAACATATAATACTATGAGTGCTGTTAAAATACCAAAGAATCCAATAATCAAAATTGGTGACTGTGGAAAGTCATAAAATGGGACGTTTTGCATAATATAAAAAATAGAGAAAGCAAGAAAGGTATCCCTAAGCACTTTTGAATGTTAGCATTCTTGCTTACTAATATTATAGACTATGCTACTAGTCGTAGAGTGGTGTCTTGTGCCACTTGTTGATCTGCCACATCATAGATTGACCCTAGGGTCACTCGTATGCCACTCTTGGGTGGTAGTCCCATGTGATAAATGTGCGATGGGAAAATAATCGCTTGACCCATATTAAAAGGGACTCTTTTAATTTCCTCGTTTGCACTATTGTAAAATACTGTATCACCATCGGTGCCTGCTACATGATACACAACTGACACTAGACTGTTGACGTCACCATCGTTGTGTATCTGACTGTCCATATTATTAAATTGCACATTTAATAGTGTCCTTAATGTATGTGCCTGTAGTCGGTGCTCCATCATAGCATTAAAGTATTTTATAAACCATGAATCCTCGGCACCAATAAATTCACCATTTCTGACTACCATTGTGCCAAAGAATCGTGCCTTATCATAACATGCGTATGGACTATTTGTCCATCGTATAGGATACTCACTGAGTTTTTGTGCTGTCTGATCTACTAACCAGTCAGGAAATAACCCACTAACAACTTCAATCAAAAACCTTTACCCCTCTTTTTTGGTTTGTCAATTACTTCAATTCTATCTATAAAATGACGTTTATTCCACCATGTCTCGATCACCTCATCATAGGAAGTCAACACATTTGTCTCACCTGATTTGGATATTACTTTATAATGGTGCCTATCATATGGTTTATTACTTGTTTGTGCAAACCATAATGGGTCATTCTTATCAATTAAATTAGTCATAATCGATTGTTTAATAGTTGAATCTGCCAGTTATCATCCCCACCTTCTAGTCTGTCAACCCAAAACCAAAAGTCGGGATAGTCGGGTGCTGAGCAAAATACTCTGTTTCCCCTGATCTCTTCAACAATTACCTCATTCTTATTATTAAGATATTTGTTGAATATCTGTTGTGCCTTATTAGATTTGGGCACCACTAGTGCTCTGTTTCTTAACAATGGTCTAAATCCTCAAGTAATAGTCTAGTTAATACGTTATCTTTGAATGGTAGCATTCTGTCAACACACATTTTGTGATATGTTTTATCAATCTCAAAACCTATGTATTGTCTATTCTCTTCCATTGCAACCTGAGCGGTAGTGCCTGCACCCATGAATGGGTCTAGCACTACATCGTTAACACTTGACCACGTTTTAATGTGACCTCGTGCTAACTCTTCTGGCATTGTAGCAGGATGTTTATATGATGCTTTAGACGATTGTCCAAAACCACCACTGTTTTTAATCCTCCATATGTTTGTCCTTACTCCCCACTCCTTGATTGCATTGCTTTTTCGATTAGGGTCATTCGTTGTCCCATCCTTATTGCGTGATGTAGCATTGCCCCATGATGTTATCCCTGCCCACTTGTTTTTCTTATCTTGAATAAGGTTAATACTCTTGGGTCTACCCTTGGATAGTATGAAACAATACTCAAACACCTGAGTATATCTTACTGACTTAACACCACTAGCGAAAGCGGTGCCTGTTTTCTCATATATCATTGTGTCATGTAATCTTAAACCACATTCATCTACGAAATGCAAACACTGTCTAAAACTCGATCCAGTCTCCGATCCCTTAATTGTAGCGTCATTAACATTCCACATGATAACACCACCATCTTTTAATACTCTGGTCAATCCCTTAGCAACTTCTTTAAAGACATTAAAGTCCCACTTACTGCTATCGTTGTATGTCCTGAGATCATCGTATGGTGGTGAAGTGACTACTAGGTCAACTGACTGCTCATCCATGAGTTGCATACCATCTATACAACTCATTAGGTATGTGTTATTACTTGATATCTTCATATACTGTGTGGATAAACTTTTGAGTGCGTCTTACGTTACCAAAGATAGGTGTTACACACATTCTGTCTTCGTTATGAATTCTAAGAGTAGAGAATCCATTGTTGTTTTTACCAGTCTTTGTAACTGAATCTGTCCATCCAGTTGCTTCATTCTGTTTAAGAGATAAGTCAACAATACATGCAAATACACTTGGGAAAGAATTCTCATTCTGTGTAAACTTGATGCAAAATATCTTGTCAACCTTAGTCTTACTATGATTGTTACCAGTAGCGAATGATGATGTGCTACTACCTAGTGACATTTTGTTTTCGATCTCTTCATCTAATAGAATAGCATCGTAACCAACTGTTTCCTCGGTGATGTAGTCAACACCTAACTGTTTTGCTGAGTCCTCTAGTGCAGGGTTAAAGATGTTTGCTAGAAACTTAGTCTTGTCAACTGTATTGTCAGCACCAAAGAATGAATCTAGGTCTGGTTTTTTACCACCACTACCGATCTCTAGCATCTTTGCTACACGTTGCTCAGTGAGTTTAATAGCAACTGGAATGATCTTAGATAGTGCTGATGATAGGTCTTGATTAGATGTTTGCATTGTGTTTGTGTTTCGTATATTCTTATTATACTAGTTTACCATGCGGTAGTGTAAGATAGTGGTCAGTTTCTCAACTGACACACTCATACGGTGATAACCTTGTGCGACTAACACCTGACCAGTAACGACTGATACAGTTGCTATTCCCCAGAATATGTAATACCACTTGGATTTGATTTGATACCTTTTCATAATTAAATTAGTGCGGTGGGTGCTACTCCTTGAATAAAGATTTCATCTACAACTCTTTGTAATCTCTTGACTACTGCTTGACCATAGTTGTTATGAATAGGGACTGTTACATAACCAGTTGGTTTTTTGTAAAACTGACATGCACCTGCAGGAATACGTCCCTCGGCAATTCCTCTAGCATCGTCCTTATGCATCCTGATTACTCTACCTATTGTTTGTGCCATAGCAACAATATTAAGATTTCTCAATAGAATGCAATGGGTTAAACCGTGGACGTTAATACCTTCAGATAGAATACTGTAGTGCATAACAACAAACTTCTTGCTATCATCACGTCCCCACTTCGCAAGGGTGTCCATGAATACTTCTCTGTTTACTTTCTGGTCATTGACATATGCACCATACTTTGATGTAACATGCAAATAGTCATAACCTCTGAGTCTCAACTGAGATAGTAATGTAGTATGACCTATCATATTACCTAACTGTCTACTGCTAGGCACTGCGATCAATACCTTACTAGCGTGATCTTCGTCAAGTGTGTCAAGTATCTCGGTAACTGTATCGGTGTGTGTCTCGTGCATATTCTCTTTAGTTAAAGAGCGGTCACTGTTAAATGGCACAATAGTGGGTGATACAATACTACCGTTGCTGATTAACTCAGGTGCAGGCACCGACTCTAACACTTCGCCATAAACGTGCTTATTATTCATACCACGAGTAAATATTCCTTCTTGCTTACGAGCACTACGAGGTGTTGCTGTAAAAAAGTAACACTTCTTTGCTGTTTGTGATGCATCCATCGCTTTAGGAAAGAATCCTCTTGTTACACTGTTGTGTGCTTCATCGAAATAGATAGCATCAATATCGAAATCAGCATCCAATACTTTGTGTAATGAGTGATATGTAGTGAATATAATAGCATTCTCATGTAAACAACGACATCCTTCGATGAAGTTGGCGATCTGGTCACTCTTTGTAGTGCTGTAGTAATGTGTCTCACCTGAGTGAGCATGACATACACGTCCATTGATCTGCTCCATGAAATCGTCACATAACTGCTGAGCAAGTAATATACGAGGTGCAACTACAACAATATGCTTAGGTCTATTGAGATACATGTCTGTAGTATTCAATAGTTTCTTAGCGTGCTGTATCATTATGAATGTCTTACCACCACCAGTAGGGACGATGATCTGACCTTTATTTGCTTTGTCCATAGCATCGAGTGATCTCTGCTGATGTGGGCGAAGTGTAATCAATGTATTTGTGTCGTTAGACTCATTATAGCATAAAAATGGGGTGCTGTGCACCCCTAGGTCAGTTATTTAATTGGCACATATAGGTGGGACGAAACAAACATAATAAAAATGTTGTTTCGCCATAATTATTATAACATACTATTATCTCTTGTCAACCTCTGGTAACATATCATTTCCAGGATGGTCATCAATTTTACCAGTGTATGATTTACCATATTGTTTTATTGCTTCAACTTCTACATTTTCCCAGTCTTGTCTATAGACACATAAACAACATTTATTATATTTTCTTCTTGCTCCCTCTGGATTTAATTTCTTACCTACACATATGGTGATGTAGTCATCACAAACAAATTCGATGGTGCCTTCCATGTCACCAAACTTTGCTTTATGTCCCACTTGCAAGTGCTTCATAATGTTTCGTAATTCGATTCTATCTGCATTGCTAATAATAAGTGGGATGGTCATGTGTTAAATGTAGTTTATCAATAATATTTTTTAAAAGATCTTTATCCTTCGCTGTAATATTACCCACGTCCTTCCAAAGTTTTGCTTGATATAAAAACAAGCACTTCCTTACGAGATTCTTCTCGCTGTCTGTTAGAATAGCATCTTTAGCAAACATCATAGTCCCCACTAGTAACAGTATTTATTATATAATCTGATACTTATTTTGTCCAGAATAACAGGGTTTGCTCATACATTAACTCCTTGACTTTACTAGGACTAAATCCTGCTATACCCATGTCATCATCTTTATATGGGTGATTCTTACTTCCCCAGTCAAGTAACTCATTCCTCACCTCTTTACCCATAAACTTGAATGCCATCATATATCTATTCCATAAGAAATAGGGTGTTGGTGTGCGTCCTGAGTGTGGTATCCTACCATCGAAAATGACCACTCTACCTGGTTTTGGGACGACTGCGTGCACAATATCTAACTGGTCATCATAGAATATAGTTTCACCTCCAAAGTTAGGATTCCACTTCTGATTAAAATATACTATCATAGTGCATTGATTATCAACCCATGACGGTGCATCGCAATGTATACGAGGTGCATCACCATGTTTCAATACATTCATATATGCACTGTATAACGTATCACGAGCAGGTACGGGCACATGTGAGCAAACTTCGAGTCTATCTAACACCCATTGATATAGATGATGACCTGAGCATTGATCGAAAGGTTTACTTCCATGATGATCTACACTATAGAAATCATGTGTGTAGTATGTCCCTCTAAGATCTACCTCTTCCAGATTAGGTGCAGGCAAATCTTGGCGTCCATGATAATAAGGTAACTCAATCGCTTGACGACAAATATCATCGTCCAGTATGTCAGTATCATATATTTTAATTAATGGATGCTTCATTCTATAAAACCAATAGTATTATTAAACTCATCATATCCACCTCTATCTATGTTAGTCATTTCATATGCTGTGACATTCATAGTTAATACATATCGATTGGTATCACTGTTGTTTGCTCCTGTCCTATGCTTTAACCAACCAGGAAAATATACTATATCATTTGTCTTAACTGGTATCTCAATCCAGTGATCTTGTCTAGGCATTTCATATCCATCATCTACTGGTTCTGCATACTTAAATGTATGCAAAGGGTTAAGAATTTGCAGGTTACCACTGTCTTCTGGCACATCTAAGTATGCAACGATTGCAACGGTTACATTGTGATGATGATGCTCTAAGGTTGTTGCCTTGGGTGGGTGTCTATTAATCCAACTCTCAGTCATATTACGATAGACACCTTTAAGTGACCACATGTCCCAAATTTGATCTACTACACTAGGGATATGATTGTTAGTAAGGTCACTAAAAATTTTCCATCCGTGTGGTGGGTCAACTCTACATCTACCCACGGATGATGTGCCCCCCTTCTCTAGTGCTGAGTTTTTATATGTAGAGTCTGGACTCTCAATAAAATCCAAAAAGATATCTGTCTCTCCCTTGATATCTTTCCATATATCTGAGAGATTATATTGTGATTTAAGTATGAATGGATATGGATTAATAGAGGTTATACCATTTCCAATCGACTGGTCTGGTAATGCTGTGAGCATGATATAAAGAATAGTGGTGGACTGGTATGCTTAGAGATATTCTCTCTTCGCTTGGTTGTGCTTGATGATAACAACGTGGTGGTATGTATAGTGCGTCACCTGCATTTAACTCCACATCGATAGCAGGTGTAAAACTATCATAGTCTACCTGTCCATCACCTGGTGGTGCTTGAGAAACAAATGTTGCTCTCCTTTCGTTAAATACTTTCCATTTAGTTTTACCTCGCAACTGCACAATAAAATTACTTGGCAAGTCCTCATGTATATAGAAACTATTTGACTGTCCCATCCCACAATATATTTGAAACTGACTATCACCTGAGAATATACTTGACCATTGATCTAACATATCCATCACCTTCTCATTTCTATAAGAATAGTTATTAATAATGAATGTGTGACCTTCCTTGAATAGTTGAAACAACTCGCTCTTCTCTTCCCATCCTTGTGCTGCCCACGATCTTGGATGTTTCTGTGGATTTATCTTTTGTATCTGGTGTTTACTTACTACATCGATGTCAAAAAAATTGGGCAAGTTAAGGCAATATTCAACATCTTTCCATGTGCATATATCATCACACTCTTTCTTATCCATGACCTGCTCATAATAAAATGGCAAATCATGATCCCAATTTCTATCAAATAATTTAAGCGGAAGTAAGAATGTCATCGGGCATCTGTCTGAAGTTAAAGTTTAACACCATCCTATACTGATTAATTCTAGGATTAGATGATGCGTGGAATCTATTTCCATCAAACAATATAAACTTATTCTTCTCTGGTTTATGTCTCTCTGCTATTGTATACTCCTGTGCAAATATATCGGTGATCCGTTGGTTAACATCACCGTTGGGGTCATCGAGTTGATCGAATAGAATAGTATCCCCATCGCTATCGTGGAAATAATATATGCCAGTCATGTGTTTACTATCATGATCTGTATGTGGTGTATTATAATCTTCTACGAAATGATTATGATGTAGCATTGCCAACCTGAGTCTAAACAACTCAAAGATACCAACACCTAATCTATCTTGAATGTGATCTACAATAGGAATAAAGAGATCATAATACTGTGAGACTGGGTTGCCATCATGATATAACACATGAGTCCATCCCACACTAGTTTGTTTAGGTGGGGATTTCAGATCCGTGTCATCTGTATTCAGATTAACATCGCCAAATGCATAGTTATAACCACTGCCAAAGGTCACATCATGTGGTAGAAAATACCACGGAAACCCTCGACTAGTCATTGTATCAGTCAGACGATTCAGATACGTTGTTGTTAAAAGATTCGATAGACTTCTGGATACTACCATAATTAATATGCTTAGAGTATAATGTAATGTTGAATGAGTAAGAGATTCTTTCTTCACTACCCCTGTTTGTTTCGACCTTGTGCATCAAGTTTGCAGGAAATATAAACAACTGATCTGGTTTAGGGTCATATGCTGCTACTTCAAAGTTTAATGGGTTAGTGCCATGGTCGTAGTTATGTCCTGTGCCCCATGATTTAAACATATGCAACTCATCAAGAGGTCTCATAAACGTGATACCACCACATTTCTCGGGCATTTTTGAGTAATAAACTCCTGCAAACATTGCACCAGGATGTGTATGTACATGATTAAGATCACCAGGTCCATTTATGTTTAACCACCCATTTGTTAACAACATAGCGTAGTCTTTGAAACCTAGATCTTGACATGCAACATCTACGACATCATAAACTGCTTCTGTTAAGTTAGATAGTGGTTTAATTGTGTGCATTCTTTCACTACCCCAGTCAAATGACTGGAATCCACCCTCATTCGATGCTTTCCTACCTGACATCGATCCACGATGTATAGTGGCAAATTCATTAAAATGATCTGTATCAAGTCCACAGTCTTCCTTGTGCCAAATGCCACGAGGAAACCAATAATCACATTTAATCATTTATTCTTCAAATGTAAAATCTTTGTCAGTTACAGTTGGGTCAACATGCATCTTATAAAGATATAGTGCTTCAACTGCACCTTGTAGTTTGTTTAGTTTATCCTTTTTCTCCTGTAATCCTTCAAGAGATACACGAGTAACAGTAGATGAGTAAGACATATTGTCTAGTGCCTCTCCCATCTTCTTATAGTCTGCCATGCAATCTTTATGCTGATCGCAAAAGTCTTGGACTAACTGATCGTATGTGAGTTTGATGGGGTTACCATCCTCATCACAATAGATACCTTGTTTTTCCTCAGGTGATACACCTGCTAACTCATTGAGTTTTACTTCATCCGTAGTTGGACTACTAAGATTTTCTGCTTCCATTAATCAAACCTCTTTAGATTTTTATTTAGTGAGTTAATTTTCTTGTGATCTTTAATGCGGTCATTTAGTTTGGTATTCTCAATAAACGATTTAGTCTTGAGATAATCCATCATCCTTTCTGCTTTAAAGTCCTCATTATTGGCGGTCTCAATAATGACATCAAACTCTTTTGTGTCCAACCATTTGCGTGGAATTGGAATCCATTGACACAATGGTGTGCCCGCTTCAACTATGTGGTCTCCCTCCATAGCATGCCAAAACAGTTGCAAGTTGATCTCATATGAGAATGATGGATCAACGATCCCTGTAGGTGCTGAGAAACGCATGTCATCGCTATAAGATACTGGTATCTGTAGGATGCAAACATCGGGGTGTGCCATAACCCTCCACGGTGTCTCTAGTTTCACCACCTGTCCTAACGTATCCTGTCCTTTACTTACAAGATCACGCATTCCATCTGTCTGTCTCTCAATATGAGACGTGACATATTTACCACCAACAAATAACTGACGTGTCACCCATTGGAATGTGCCTTTCTCTTTATTGGGACGGATAGCGAAGTCGGCAGGTGCAGGCAAAATCCAACCACTGTCCATGATCTGAGTGAGTGCAGGGCAAGTTGCTGCATGCTCCTTGATACCTTTGTCCTCCATCTTTAGCTTATCAAAGGTTTCTTTGAGTGCTACAACAGGGCAATCAGATTTATTCTTATGTTGCTCCTTCAGTGTATTGATTCGCCATTGACGTTTCAATTTCTGAGATGGATATAAAGGATAAAATTCAGCAACCCCTGCATCCATTGAATAAAAACGGATCCACGGTTTCTGAAACTTACCTTTAATTTTCTTCCATAGTTTTTTAACCATAGATGTTATCCCTTAGATACTCATAGTGTGTTGGTAGTTGACTCACCTGATTATATATCGCTTTACGGTCACGCTGCCAATCTTGATGCACTCTTTCCACCTCACCTTTGCGACGTGGGAAAATAAAGTGTGCTTCATCCACACTATGCTCATTAATTGGTCTGTATGCTTGACCTGCTGCGATATAAATTAGTCCATCAAATTTATTATCTGCCCAGAAATTCTTTCTTAACCCTTCATAGAGTTGGAAGTATTCCCTTCGTGATTCTAGCATAGAATGCCATCCTAGGCAATCATTCATGTATTGTGTTAAGTCATGATTACTAAACATAGATGTGTTTTGAGTAGCATCTACCCAATACTTTGTATCTTGACGTTGAGATAACAAATAATGCATAGCGATAAAGTATTTCATAGACTCAATCGCATGATCTACAGTGTAGTTATAACTATCGATATCAATCTTAGTTGTAATAGGACGACGTTTGAGACTATCCACGAGATATAATAGATTCTCATGTGTAGTCATGAGTCCAGTAGACTCTAGTGGCTCGAGGAAACCATATGCTAGTCCAATACCTACAACATTATTGACCCATGCTTTCTCTCTCTTACCATGTCTGATATTAATCAGGCGATAATCAGCATTGTCGGCAATTTTGGGCGAATAGCGTTGTGCTATATAACCCATAAACTCTGCCTGTGCTATGTCAGGGTCAAGATATTTCTGACTGAATACATAACCCATCCCCACTCTATCCCATAGTGGTATATTCCAGATCCATCCATTAGACATTGCTACACAATCTGTATAGTTATCCATCTGTATGATACGATCTGAATACTCTACCTTTGCTGACCACGCTGTGTCATTAAACAATACATCATTAAATGATACAAACTTCGATCCCATCATATTTTCTAGGATCAGGGATTTAAAACCTGTGCAATCAATATAAAGATCTGCCATGATTCTATCACCACTATCTGTATTCATAGTGATAACGTCACCAGTCTCACCTCGAGTGGCATTGATTACATTACCTGTGTATACTTTTACCTCAGGAAATTTCTTTTGTAGATACTCACCAAACTTGTGACTATCCATGTGGTATGCAGTGTCTTGACCAAAATTCCAATTACGCATTTCTTCGGAAATATAATCAGACGTTAGTTTATTCTCTTCTGCCAGAATAGTATTTGGATTAAAGAAACGTGCAAACTCTTCGGGTGGATACAAGTGTGGATACTTTACTTGCAACTCAAAGAATGTCATATAATCACTACGATAATCGTTGCGATCTATACGTCCGAATGGATATTGAAATCTCTCTCCCTCTCCTGTCCTAAAATTCTTAAATGCAATAGATGATTTATATGTGGCATTACAATATGGCATCCACTCCTTGTCATGTAATCCAAGAAATCTAAAAAACCTATTGATATGTCCTAAAGTAGACTCTCCTACACCAATAATATTTCTACCCTCAGGTTGTATGAGACTGACCTCACACTCTGGGAATGCCTTCTTCATTGTTGCTGCTGCCATCCAACCAGATGACCCACCACCTACAATACAAAATGATCTATACTGCATACAATGTCCTATTATAATAATCTAAAGGATTAACTCCCAGTCTATCACGATTCCACTCATGTGTCCAACTGTTTAGATGTGAGTCATCAGGTATTCCACCATGAAAATTAATCTCACTTTCAATGACATCATTAAATGGATTCCATCCATGACCTGCCATGACACAAAACAGTGAAGCACCACTGCTGTGATTGAAGTTTAGTTTACTGGAAAAATTATGTGACTCTTCCATCATTGTGACTCTTGCTGCTTCATTTATCCCCTTATCAGGATATCTAATACTTGAGACATATCTCCAATAAGAAGAATCCCTACGTTGAGTAAGAGCATAATGAAGAGCAACGAAACTTGCAAACCCATCGAAACCAAATGCTATCGCCTTGTTATATGTATCTCTCATCATTTGAGTGGTGTTCGGTTTCCACGTCCTACAGAATCTTAACAAGTTATCATGTGTTGATAACAGACCATTAGATTCCAATGGCTCTAGGAATCCATATGATAAACCAATAGACACTACATTACCAACCCATCCTTCTTTCTTTCTGCCTGTCTTGAAATGTATTTTCCTAAATCCATCAGTATCATACTTAAGAAATTTTGAAAACTCTGTTAATGCACTCTGATGATCTTGATGCTTACTAGAGAATACATATCCTGTCCCAATTCTGGCAAATGTGGGCACTGTCCACACCCATCCACTACTCAATGCTGTGCACTGTGTATATGATTTGAGATCCTCTTTCTTATGTCCTTCCCTATAGTCTAGACGTGTTACCCATGCTGTATCATTTGGTAACCACTCACTATAATCTAACCACTCAGACTTATTAAGTACTGATGCAAATCCAGTGCAATCAAAATATAAATCTGCTTCATGTTGTTTCTCATCTATCCATAGATATTTTATTTCGTCTCCATCCTTCTCAAAATCATCTACCTTACCAATAATATGATTTACCTTCTGGCATTTGTTGTCTTTTAACCAGTGTGCAAACTTTACTGCATCAAAATGAAATCCAGTATTCTTTTTAAGATTAAAGTTTGGATGCTTGATGGGTAGTAAATTATTTTCTGCTGCTTCTGCTGATACAAAATATTCTCGGGCAAATTTATCATTACTCCAGTTATTCTTATATGCATTCCAAAAATAAACATCAGGTTGAGGTAGATCTTGGATATGATAACCAAATGGATATTGCCATGGTGTGTCATCTACCTTATTAAAGTTACTAAATCTTACACTAATCTTATATGTGGCATCACATGCAGGCATCCACTCTTCATCTTTGAGTCCTACATATTCTGCCCATATCCTAAAATACTGAGTCGTAGACTCACCTACACCAACAGGGGGTGTATCAGGCGACTCTACGACTGTGATGTTTGCTTCGGGAAATTTTGTCAGCATTGTGGTTGCTGTCATCCATCCAGATGACCCACCACCAATAATGTAAATCTTCATACTATAGATTATAGCATACTTTTCTTAACTTGGGTATGGATCCCAAGCCATTCTGCCTGTTACTTGCACTTTCTTAACATCCTCTGTAAATGCAGGTGCACTACTTGGACTAGGTACGTTTGCTTTTACTGCTGCAACGTGGTCTTTAAATGTTGTTGTGCCATTAACTTGGTCTTTATAGAGCATGTCTAATTGCTCACCCACAGAACCATAGGCAATCGTGCGTGCAACAAGATATGCTTCTGCTTGATTTTCTAATTCTACTCTTGGGTAGATGACACCGTTGACCATACGATGCTCGTTAGTTGTGTCGTCAGGGACTTCCATCCACTTCATAGTTGCGTCAGCACCATCGTAGATCTGAAATTCGTCTCCTTCTTCACAGATGTCTGTGATAATTCCAGACTCTCCGTGGATAATTGCTTTTTTCATTTGATTACTGAAATTAATCTTAGTTATTTAGCCATAATATTCGTGGACTACTACCACGCCAACACGTCCAGAGGCACCTCTATTACCGTGCTGTGATCCGTTACCACCTGCTCCCCATGCACTATGACCTTCGTGTCTATGAGAATAGTTGCCTTGGTTGTGTGATGAGGGTTGCGATCCACCGTAGTATGATCTACCACCTGCGTGGTTACCATATGAGTGATGGGATCCATGACCATTACCACCACCTCCGTGGACGTTTAGGTCACCACCTGAGCCGTTACCACCATATCCACCTGCGTGTTGTTGTGAGCAATTTGCACCAACACCACCACCTGCTGAGCAATAACCACCAAAACTAGATGAGTTGCCGTTGCCACCACATCCAGAGTAGTTAGTACCGCCACCAGGATTTCCTACTGTAACAGATACTGAGCTGACATTTTGCACATCGATAACTCTCTGTGACATACCACCTGCACCACCTGCTTCGCAATATCCTGATCCTCCGCCACCTGCACCTAATACTGTAACCATGATAGTTTTACAGTCAGCAGGTTTGCTCCATGTGCCATTAGATGTCCAGACCTGCATTGATCTAAATCCAGAGACGGATGATGCTTCTACCCATGAAAGGTTTGTGCCATCAGTCTGCAGGAATTTTCCTGACTGACCTGACATGTTAGGGATAATATATTTTGATGATCCAGTAACACTACCGTTGATGGTAATATCTCCCACGATCAATGTAGCATTGGCAATAATACCACCAGTGCTTAATTCAAACCCTGAGATACCTGCAAGGTCTTTTACATTGTTAACTCTAAGTGTGCTCATCTGAAGTACAATTCAATCCTTGCTGATCTATTTATTCCGTTACGGTTCTGGCAACAGTTGATACGATCTCCTGCTGAGTAACTACCAAAGTTACCACTCATACCAATACCACCTGATACGTCATCAGAGTTCATATCCGCTTCTGGATATCCACCAGACCCACCACCGTTTTCATTCCATCCGAATCCCCAACGTGTGCGTGCCCAACCTGGATTGTTTCTGTAGTTAAATCCGTAGAATCTAACGTGTGACTGTCCAGAGAATTGTCCAATACCACAAAATTCGTTGGCATTAGATTTATAGAATCTATCTACCTGATTCCAGAAGTTAATAGGCTCAATCCTACCACCTCTACCATATCCTGTGTTGAAGTCTGTCTCAAACCATGTCCATCCTCTATTGGTGTCGGGAATACATCCACCATTACCAATATCTGGCCAGATTCCCATGATGTCCTTGGCAAGGAATCTATTCATAACCTCAAACTTAGCATCACCATCGTTGGTATTTGTTGATCCTGTGTTGAGAGTGTTGTTAGATGTCCAGTAACTAGAATCCCAGTTAAATGTGGTGCCCCTAGTTGCTTTCATACCCATCATCCATCCACCACCTAACCATCTATTATCCATTAGACAATAGATTTGTGTTGCTCCTACGCCAGGTAGGTTAATCCAATAAACTCCATCACCTGCACCAGGATTTCTAATCTTGATTTCCTCTGCAGACTGGGCAGGGTTGCCAGATGATTGACCATAACTGGTATCTGGTGATGATGGTTTACCGTAGTATTCGTGGACTACGACAACTCCCTGTCTACCACTAGCACCTCTATTACCGTGCTGTGATCCGTTACCACCTGCACCCCATGCTGAGTGAGCTTCATGTCTGTGACTATAGTTACCTTGGTTATGAGAAGACGGCTGACTACCTCCGTAGTAACTTGCTCCTCCTGCGTGGTTTCCGTAGGAATGATGGGATCCGTGGGCGTTTCCTCCTCCACCAAATACGTTTAGTGTACCACCAATACCTTCTCCCCCTAAACCACCTTCGTGCTGCTGAATACAATTTGATCCTCCTCCACCTCCACCAGTCACATAGGAGCCGAAACTTGAAGAGTTACCGTTTCCACCACATCCTGCGTAGTTTGTACCTCCGCCAGGATTTCCTACTGTTACTGATACAGATGTTACGTTGTTTACATCGATGACACGTTGAGACATTCCTCCTGCTCCACCTGCCTCACAATATCCTGATCCACCACCACCTGCTCCGACGGCTGTGACCATGATACTAGTGCAGTCTGACGGTCTATTCCAAGTACCGTTACCAGTCCACACCTGCATACTTCTAATACCTGCAAGTCCTGCTGCTTCTACCCATGAAAGGTTAGATCCATCAGTCTGCAATAATTTCTCGGCATTTCCTGCCTGTCTTGGAATGATATGTCCAGAATTACCTGATATCGCTCCGTTGATTATAATATTACCTACTACTAAAGGAAGTGTAGCAGTTACCCCACCATTAGATAGAGAAAATCCACCTGTGTCGGTTAGATCATTAATAGATGATACTTTTAATAAACTCATTAGTTAACCCCAATACTCATGCACAACAACAATACCCTCACGACCTCGGGCACCTCTGTTACTATGTCGAGATCCATTTCCACCAGATCCCCACGCTGCGTGTAATTCATGTCTATGTGACCAGTTTACTTGGTTGTGTCCACCAGGTTGTCCACCTCCATAATAACTTACACCAGAGCAATAGTTACCATAACTATGGTGTGATCCATGACCATTACCCCCGCCACCATGCACATTCAGTTGACCACCACTACCGTTTCCACCATATCCACCTGCATGTTGCTGAGAGCAATTAGCTCCTACCCCACCAGATGCACTACAATATCCACCGAATGATGATGTGTTTCCATTACCACCACACCCTGAGTAGTTTGTGCCACCACCAGGATTTCCTACTGTTACTGATACTGAGCTGACATTCTGCACATCAACTTGACGTTGTGACATACCGCCTGCACCACCTGATTCAGTATAACCTGATCCTCCACCACCTGCACCAACACATGTTACCATGATGTTTTTACATTCATCTGGTCTAGACCATGTGCCATTACCAGTAAACACTGACATGGATCTGATTCCAGATCTTGTTGTCAATGCTGACCATGACGGATTAGATCCATCAGTAGTCATAAACTTTCCACCTTGACCTGACTGTGAAGGTACGATATAAGATGATGATCCAGAGATAACTCCGTTTACTACTAGATCACTAACAGTCAATGTACCATTGATCGAGATGGTAGTGTTAGTGATACTAAAACCATTAACACCTGACGTATCTTGAATTGTATTTACTCTTAATAGTGCCATGTTAACTTATAAAGGGTTTCAGTGCTTCATAGAAAGACCCAGAAGTATTTAGCGTACCTGCGTCTAAGTCTTTCCATAGTTTGTCAAGCAATTCATTTGTTGTAGGTCTAAAGTTAGTGACGGTATAAGTCATATCTTTAACTTTAGTTAGAATTGCAACTGGATCATATTCTCTACTATCTCCAAATACTATTCTATAAGGATCAATGTTTGTCATTGTATATGCTGCACCAGGATGCAATGCTTCGATTGCTTCCTTAATTACAACCTCATCTTGAGCAATGGTTTGCTTATCCCTTACTCTTTCACAAAACTTTTTCCAATCTGCTTCAATCATTAGTTACCTCTCACCTCTAGTGCTAAAAGTGTGCTGACACTTCTCATGTCATTGCTAGATCTATCATTTATATAGAGATCTCTTATCGACCCACCCCATGATGCAGATGCACCAACAGTATATGTAACTGCGTTTGTGGTGCCAGGTGTATCATGATAGTTAACTGGCCACGAATACATATGATCACTAGTGTCGTCACCAGTGTATGTAGTCGCTACAGATCCACTACCAACGTTGGAGTTTCCGTTGAGTCCACTAGTAATTAGGTTACCATCACGGAAGAAACCAAATGACGTAACGTGTCTAGCATTACCTGTAATCATTGCGATCAATACAATTTTAGAGTTTGTATGTGTAGGTGCAATCGATACTTCGAGGTTAGGTATCTGCACTAAATTATTGTTTCTAATTAGATAGCGATCTGGGGGTGTTGATGCAAACTTTGCCTGCACAACCTCTCCCTCTTTTAGGTCATTCTCTTCTCCACCAAGGATAAACCATGTGGCATTGTTTTCAATAGTAACTGTATTTCCACTCGCAATCTGAATAGGTCCTGCAGTGAAACCATTGGTAAACTCTACTCCTCCATTTGCAATAGGTCCTACAGTAAGATTCTCACCGATTGTAGGTCCATTTGTACGGACGATGGAATCTTCTCCAACAGAAGGTCCTCCACCACCTACATCATCCCAACCTGGCACTCCTGCAGCAGCATCTTGAAGATAAATCTGTGCCATGTCTTCGGTTGTGTTATAAACCAAAGTACCATAGGCAGGTGTACCAAGACCATTAATTGCTGTTTGAGTAAGGGCAGGCAGGTTGATCTGCTCTGTCACAGTTAGAGCAGTAATAATTGCTCTTGTGGCAGCGTCAATCTGATTACCATTAATCTTAGTAGACATCTACTTCCTCTCGATATTTTATTTAGATAACCAACTCTCTTACATGTATAGTGTCACCTGACTGTGGCACTGTACCTATAGAGAAATCAACTGAGTTTCCACTCACTTGATAGTCAACACCTGGCACTTGACATACTCCATTAAGGAATACCAAGAGTGAGTATGAAGTGTGACCTGCAGAGATAGCAAAGGTTGCAGTTGCTCCATCGCCACTATATGTTGTGCCGTTGTTTGCGTTTGCTATACCAGTTGCAAGTGTGTATTTGTCTGCTGATCCATAATTACCTGATACATCAAGGTTACCATCGATGTAGAAGTTACCACCAATCTTCATTCTATTTGTAGCATCGGGTGCTATACCAACACCATAGTGTGTGACGCCACTATAACGATTTGATGTGATAGGTGCGGTATCACTCAAACCAAACTTATACCATGTGTTATTATCATAGATCCAACCAAGTGCTTGACCTGGTGCCCAATCAATGTTGTAACACATGTCTCCTGTATTGAATGCTGATCCTGCCTGTGTAACAGGTAGCCCAGATCCATCATCCTCAGCTAAGAATGTTTTTCTCAGCACCGTGCCGTCATTATTAGAGAATGTAAACTCTAATGACTGGATCTCATCCTGTGATGTTACTTTCTTCTGGAAGGTAACAGGACCTGAGAATACTGATTCTAACTGGTTAGATGCACCACCAATAACAGTTAGTTTATCAGTTAAGACCAACTCAGAGAATGTCTCAATAGTTGTGCCTTCCTCACCTAACACGTTAAGTTGTGCAATATCTTCGTTAGTGATCTGACCTGTAACTGGGTTAATAACCTGGTTACCAACGAATAATTCACCATCACTGTTAACACCTGAGTAGTATGCAACACCTGCTGCTTCTTTTAGTGACTGTGATAGTCTAACCTGAGCAGGTGACAATACTTCCACCTGTGTAGATGGGAATGCAGTTGAATAGTTACCTGGTCCGAAACCAAGGTATTCAAACGTGTGTCCAGATGCTCTAAGGATTGAATATCGTCTCAGCTCTACTAATACAGGTTGGACGCTACTGTCAGCATTTAGTTTTAGAGGAATCTTCCTATCCTCTGCCTCACCTGCTCGTGCAGTAACTGAGATACCATTCAACACGTTAGATGCTGTAGTGTATCCTAAGTTATTTTGCGACTCCTGTAGATAATATTGAGTTGTTTCTTTTGTAATAGACAACTGTTTATTCTCATTAGGTGTAGGTGATGCACCATCAGTGGTCTTCACTAATCCCAATACTTCATTATCTGCGATAGAGATAGATGCAGAGGGGTCTGCAACTGGGTTATCTCTGTCAAATGCAGGGTAGAGATCGACTGTCTGTTGTGAGAACTCGAAGTCGTTGAAGTTAGTTGTAGTTGGGCTAACTGAAGCATTAAGGAATGTCAGATAGTATATACCATCGGTGACACCTCTAACAAATTCTTGATAAGTCTCGACTGCATAAATGTAATATGTCCTCGAGTATGCAGGAGAGTTAGTTTCTGATGATCTAGGCTCGATAACGAAACCAGTAATCGGTGTCCTAGGCACTGGGAATGCGTCTTTATCAAGGACGTAACGATAACGATAGATTCTGTCAACAAGGTTTCTAGCATCAGGGATTCTTCTTACAAATGTAGTAGGTGTGAATCCTAAGTTTTGATATGTTGTATTAGACTGTAGTGTAGTGTAAATTGTGTTTGCACTACCATTTACTTGAATATACCAGTTGCTTTGTGTAACATCCCACTTGAGTGGAGAGTCGTCATCACCAGGTGATGTGCCTGTTACAGTAGGACCTGAAGGTGCAATCTCTGCGTAATGAGTTGTTGGCTCATTTGCACCAGATGCTACCAACAAGACATAAACTCTGTCAGGTGTGTTGACATCATCTCTTCTGGCACCAACAGTATAGCCTTGGACTTTACTTGGTGGTTTGCCAGTTTCTACTGAGTAACCATATAAAAATAGTTTTGTTGGATCTGCTGCTGCTCTGGTCTTGTTAATATCGATAGTCACCCAGTTAACTGAGATTTCCTCTACATCATCTAAGGATTTAGGTGGTATAACGTGCGTAATCTGTCCCGCCTTATCTTTGGTGAAACTTGCTGACTTAAATCCAGTAGATCTGAGAGAGGTATTTCCGAAGTTACTGTTACTATTAGTGATAGATAGGTCACCACCACTCCTAGAGAAGAAATGGTCACCAAATCCAACAGCAAACACAGAAACGACCTGTATAAATGCATCATTGGATGCTTTAATATGGCAGTTACGCCATCCCTTACGATATTTTGCCAGACCATTAATGTGTGCACCAGACCCTGCGGCTTGTGCTTCATATTGACCTGTAGTTGCGTTATATAATACGAATGCTCTGTCGTCTTTCTGTAGTGATATACCTGTAAACTGGGCAACAACCATGGATTTGAAACCAGTTGCTTCTGCTCCATCAGCATGCATACCATTGATACCCCATACTGATCTTAGAGAGCAGTTGAATACATATGGTGATGCTGAGTCAACTGTGTCAATCTCAACCTTAACAAGAATATTAGATCCAATAGCGTTACCAGATGGCTCAGCAGACATTTGATAGGTAAACTGGTTACCCTGTGCTGACGTTACAAAGAATGATCCATTGTATAGTAACTGATCTTGCTCAGTAGGACCTGTTACACCAGATATATTAACTGCTACTCCAACAGAGAAACCGTGGTTCTTGGGGTTACCCAACTCATCCACGGTAAATGCGGTTGCTGTTTGTCCATTTCTTATGATCTGTGATACAGCAAATTCATCAGAGATCGGACCTACAATTCTGTTTTCCTCGACTCTTGCCTGTAATTGGTCTTGAGCTATGATACCAGAGGAATCAGGAATCGTTGCGTATGCTTTTGAGATCTTTTGATAGTATAAGTTTAGATCAGCAGTATTAGCATACTCGAAACATGTTAGTTTATGATGTGAGAAGTTTGGTGCTATCTGTGAGAGATCGTCTCTATAGAATACACCGTTGTTGTCCCCATCAAAGAAGGACATCTGCCAGAAATATGTCGCACCAGTTAATCTAAAGATTGCAGTAGCAGTAGGCTCGTTAGCAGCAGTTATACCAAGGGATCCTTGTACTGTGGGATACGGCACATATTTAGGTACAATCTTAGTTCTTCTGAGGTCGGATCCCACGACGGAACAACCTCTGGGTACAATAATGCCACCACGAGTTGAATTGAATTTGTAAAGCTCATTGGATGCAGACGTTAAATCAAAGTTACTATTCTCATTGAATGGTTGGATCTGGTTAAAATCTGTTAAACCTGGTCTATTATCTAAAACATACTCTGAGGGATATAGGTATATACTGAATGCGTCAAATTCGTCATTACTTAAACCAACTCTATATGAAAATCTCGATACTTCTAAAAACGCACGTTGCAACGTCTTGAATGGACGTAACGCTGAGTTACCTCTATTGTCAAAACTATCTGACGCATCAAAATCATCGGGGTTGACGTATATAATACGTCCAGTCCTCGATGTGATGATATTTTTAAGACGAGTTAGTGCCATTTAAAGAATGCCTACTGAATATTTAGTTAGGGTGCTGCTCCACCACCACCATCAGTGGTAGTCTTGGTCATATTCACAACTTCATAATCAGAGGAGTTAGATTCAAATCCATTTACAACAAATGATACTCCTGTATTTGCTGCACGACAGACTAGGTTTTGACCAGGTCCGACGACTATGGATGAGTTTTTGTCAGTTACATTTGCAGCGATTGCCTTATCATAGAAGACATAATCACTTACATTATAAACTCCTGTAGCAGAAGTTTGTATACCTGAGGATATTGTAGCGACATTAAATGTTAAGTTTGCTGCTCCACCACCACCTAGATCGCTATCAAGGATGGTAACAGTGTTTCCTGCAGTGTGATTCTTACCACCATTCAATACAGTTACGGTTGCTGCACCTGTAGATGCTGCTACTACAACTTGGAATGATTGTCCTGTGCCACTACCGTTAGTTGATCCAGTTACTGTATATGTGTTGGCAGTCCTACTTGCATCAGCAGCACCGATTGTATCCACAGTTAAGATCTTACCATCAACAACTTCGCACATAGATCTTGTGCCATTAATTAGTGTTGGGGAATCATAGAAAGTATCACCAACAGAGAATGCTGCTGAATTTCTATCAATAGAAACCTTTAGATGGTTGGTTGCAGGGTCATATCCATGGACGTATCCATAAGATCCTACACTGACACCACTTGCATTTATTGTTTGTGTAGTGGATCCAACAGTAAATGTATCTGCTGCTGCAAGTGCTTCACCTGCTACATTGTAAATGTAAATTCTTGTGTATGTTGGTGTTAGTGACACGTTAACAGTGAAACCACGACCTGTAGTCAGTGAGGGATCTACTCCATCTTCTGAATATACATTCAAGAGGTTAGAGGTAGATGATGTGACACCAATAGTCACTGTGCAACCTGCAGATCCTGCAGTACCTACCTTTGTAACACCTGTGGTGTATTCAGTACCTGATCCATTAGGACCTTCAGTATCATCTGCTGAAAATCTAAATGCATTACCTGCGTTAGTTGAGTTACTTTGATCAAAGATGTAAGTCCTGTTAAGGTCTAATTGTAGTGCTTGGTTAAAGATATGATCGGTAGCACTTGCACCTGTTGTTGATAAAACAAACTTTGTGCTAATTGTCTGAGATGCAGTTGCACTGAATGATACAGTTGCTGCTGCTCCTCCTGCAAAGGTAATAGGCTCATCAGTTGTAAACCAGTTGAGCAGATATTGTCCGTTGTTAGTTAACAATGTAACGTTAGCACCGTTGTTGTGGTTAACGTCAGATGTACCATAAGACCCACGAGTAACAGTTAAGTCATTACCTGCAACACCTGTAACTTCTAGAATCTCGTTATCAATCAAGATAAAACCACCAGTAACAAAACCAGTAGAGTCAGTTACAGTTAGAGTTACATCACTCGCTGCATATGTGCCACCCTCGTCAATCGTTGTAACAGTAGCAGATGCTGACCACGCAACAGATAGACGTCCTGCAGGAATTGCTGCAGGAGTTGTGCCTAGTGCACCACGAGTAATGGTCAAGACATTAGTCGTAGTATTAATACCAGATGAATCAATAGAGATAATCTCACCAGTGCTATCACTTGGTGTTGCAGATGGATCTCCAACAGTAATATACATACCGTCGGCAAGACCAGTATTTCTATCTACGTTTACTGAAGTAGCACCTGTGGTGATATCAGCAACCTCAATGTAACCAGAAGTACCTGCACCAATCAAACCACGGTTAGATGCAGTGACCCCAGAGGTTGACCCTGTAATTGTCTCACCATCTACAGGTGTACCAGTTAGAGAATCAGCAGCGAAACTAAGTTGAATGATCTCAGAGACCTTAGTGTAATATGTAACAGCAGTCGTAGGTTTGAATACATCAAGTATAGTACCAGTGGCACCATTAGTTGTCGTAAAGTTTGTGCCAGGCACCGCTTGGGTGTCTGTAAAACCTGGATTAAGATCTAGATAATAACTTGATACTGGATTACCTATAGCAAATTTATATGCACTAGAATTCAATCCATCAAGATGTAATACTTGATCGTAATCTCTCAACGCCAATCTATATGTGCTACCAGATCCATTCTGGTTGCATACATTAACTACCGTCGATGCTGTGTCCGTAATATTCGCTTTATAGAGCGACGTGTCTGTTGTTGCTGCAGGTGATACTGCAGCTAGTCTTCCTGCTGTCATTTCTTAATTACCATCCTGACTGGAAATGTGATTGTAGTCTTAGTTGTCCTCCCAAGACAGGTGCCGAAATCGGACCACCAAAACTAATACCCACCTCAGCGATGTTATTCGTTGAAAGTAAAGTCGCATCCGCATTAGGGAATTGAATCGATACTGCTTCAGTGATATTAGAGACGTCAATAGTAACAAGACCGTTTAAATCGTTAGGGTTGTTAATCTTAGCGGATTCAAATGTCTTATTAACCAACGTTTGAGTCTTCAATTCTGTTACTAAAACTGAAGAGTCACTTGTATTTAGGGGAGCAGAAGGGTCGTTATTAGGGAAACTATAGGAATAGTTTTGATTATCCTCAATATTAGATAAATCAAACGTTACTTTCCTATTAATACCGACGCTTGCAGTTGTATCTGCAAAGATTGCACCTTGATATACTTTATTACTTAGTGTTTGGGTAGAGTCTGTACCTACAAGTGTAGCATTAAGGTTATCAAATGTAATAGTACGGTCTGCGGTTAGACCAGAAGAATCAAAAATGACCTTTGCTGTAGGATTTTGAGGATCTCCAGAGGGTGTATTCGAGAACGTGGGGTTAATCATGTTCTTGTTGAATATATTCTGCTCTGTGATGTCATCAATCAGAGTAGATTGTGTCTCTGTAGCACCAAAATCAGGTAACTTATAGAAGTGAGTACCTACTGACTGCCATGAGTCACACTCAAACTTTGCAATTTTATCAGTTGATGTTGATCCAGTAATAGACAATTCGCTATCTTTAATGATAACCGACTTGTTTGTCAATGTCTGGAAGGTGTCATTAGCAACCATCGTTGTAGATGTGTTTGCACCTACATCAGGTAAGTCAAATCTCTTTGTACCTGATTGCGTAGAGATTGTATCAGCATTGAAGAATGCTCTCTTCGCAGGGTTTTGGTCACCTGTTAAGTAAAACTCAACGTCTTTAAACTGAGTAAGACCTTGTACAGTAAAATAACCACTACCTTGAGGAGTGATTTGTACGTTACTGTTTGCACTAGCAGTATCTATAGCAGTGATGTTGACCGTTGAAGATCCATCAGTGTTTGCTACTCTAGTGTTATAGATTGTCGCAGACCCAAAAGTTATACCAATCTCATTTGCTTGTGCTTGGTAGAGTCCTGTGTCCCTGTCCAAATCGAAACATAGACCTGGCGTGGCTGCAGTTCCTGCACTCACACCTCTATGCAACTGGTTTACTTTGGCTTTGCGGTTTGGTTGCAATGGGTCAGAGATAACTACAGGGAGAATCGACTCGCCAGTAACCTCTGCATCCGTTATTGCACTTAATTGTGATATTCGCTTTGTTGCCACAGCAAAACCGCTCGCTATTTAGTTACAACTTTATTTATACAATAAACACTATGCGTCTGGGACTTCCTCGAAATTTTCGACAAACCCAGTCAAATCCCACATAAGTGGGTGCATTTCCTCTTCGCACAGATAACAAGAGTATCTATACATTTCATCCATATCATACTCATTAGATGTATCTGCATCTAATTGTATCTCTGGATCTGACTGCATGAACTCTGGTATTTCGTCAAATGTATATGGTATTCCACCAATCTTATAACACTTGACTATTTGTCTACCCCCTGAGTTTTCGGGTAACTCGAGGTAACAGTAGTTTTCTGTTAACTTGACATTTCCATTCATTAGAAATCTTGAGTCATTTCTCTCATAGATTCCGCTACATATGTGCCCACAGCAGCAGGATCGGGGACAAATTCTTCAGCGTCTGGAATATTCACATCATCTGGTAGTTGAGTGTATCCCATTACTGGAGTAAGCAAAACTGCTTTTTCATCTTTTGTAATAACCTTGATCGTATGACCCTTTTCACAAAGTTTCAAAGCAAAATCAAAGTTACCTTCAATCTCTTCTTGAGTAAGAGTGATAATGTTACTCATGGTGTGTATGTAATAATGTCTTTTGGGACTACCGCTTGAAATTGTGCAATGGTTTCTTGGAAACCTTCACTACCCTCGTCATCCCATTTGTATTTAACAATTTCTTCGTAGCCTGCTTCGTCTAATATAGTAATTTTACGTTGACTCATCTTTACGAAGATGTGAGCAACAGCATCAGAATCCATAATATAGGGAGTTAGTCCCTATATCATACATCAGTTTAACAAAACTGGCAAGCCATATATTTGTGTAGGACCTGCAGAGCATCCTGCAGCGAAGAATCCAGTATTCACACCATATGATGCGATACCGTTGTTTACTTGGTTAATGATAGCACCACCCGCAGCATTTACAATCTCTGCAATACCACCTGAGGCAGTGTTAACAAAGGTAAAATGTGCTCCTGTTGTGCCACTTACTACGTCTGCCATACCACCAACCAGAGTGGTAGCATTAGCAATACGAATATGTAAAGGTGGTGTAGCAGGTGGGATACCTGGTTGATCTACACATGCATCAACAATAGATCCTTTAACCATCTGGAATATACCAGAGATCTTAGGCATGATATCAAGACTAAACATATTTACAAATGCCAGCTCACCTGAGCCCAAGAATTTACTGATCCAGTTTGCTTCCATAGTAATCTCACCATCAGCAACTAGATCAATAGCGTTACCTTCAATCTTAGTTACCTGTGCTGCGATATTAACTTTGTCGGCTGCTTGTAGTTTTATGTCAGCTCCTTGCATGGTTACAATACCACTATATGCAATGGTGTGGTCACCATGTTTCACTTCTACAGATGATTGCTCTTTATCACTACCAGACTTAGTAGGGACTGCTAACTGTGATCCACCTGGTCTACGTCCCCACTTATCTGAGCCTGGCTCTTTTGGATATGAAGGATACACCTGTGATCCATATACAGGCATAGGTGGTTTATAGAAATTAGCATTATCTGTAGTAGATGATCCTATAGCACTCTCAGTCTGCACGCCATTACCAGGTTTAGATGATCCTGTTGTCTCAGTAGGATCTCCATTACTCTGACTCACATTCATAGCACCTATAACTTCTATATTATAGTTACCCATAACCTTGAGGAAGTAATCACCCTCTACAGTTAATGTTTTATTTCCTTTGACTGTCTCACAATCATCCTTGGCTATGATTCTTGTGTTGTTATGTGGGACGTTTGTGTGGACGTTACCAATTCTATCCTCAATGATAGACACACCACCAGGTCCTGATACAATACGTTTTTCTTTACCAGGCGTAGCATCTTCAACAATACTTGTGCCGTTTAAGAATGTCTGAGTTGTCTGTCGATACGGATCCAGTTGACTATAGAAATCATTAAAGAATCCTCTTCCAGTCTTGTCATCAGCATAATTGGCTGCAGTAGGGGATGCCCCACTTGCTATAAGTGCCTCACCAAATGAATCACATTTAGTAGTCCCCAGTAAAGGAAACCACCCTTTCGTCTTATTAACTTTCGTCGTTCGTCCGCAATCTTTTGCGAATAATGCTTTTAGAATACCTAAGATAACACCTAGTAGTGATCCCCAATCTAACTTAGAAAAGTCTGTAGTGAGGATAGTCTTAACTGCACCAGTCAGTGCTGCAATCTTTTTACCACCTGCTACCACGCCCAAGATACCAGTCATCATGGTGCCTATGGTGTTTGCAGTGTCTGCCATTGCATTCTGTGCACCAGTTAACATACGATCGATAATACTATCAACCTTATTAGTGATGTTATCAATCTGATTAGTAACCTTATCAACAATACTATTAACTAGTCCATTGGTAAAACTACTAATATCACCCAATGCACTGTTAACTAGACCCAACCATGCAGGCACTGGGACACAAAAGATCTCTAAGATCTGATCCAATGCTGCCATTAGAATCTTGAGCACTGCAAGTGGCACAAACTTTGCCAATAGTTTCACAAGAATATTAACTGCTTTAGCTACTGCTTCTGCCATGGCTTGCTTTAGAGGTGCAAGCATACCAGATAAACCACCACTTACGAAGTTAACAATCTTATCAAGTCTTTCTTTGATAGGGTCGCCAGGTATAATCTTACCAGTGATGATAGAAATATATTGTCCGTCCTTTCCTCTTGCCAACTGATTGCCCATATTACCCAACTCAGTGAGCATACGAGATACGTCTGTTTTAAATCCTGATCCTGCTGATCCATTTACACCGTCAGCAACACCCTCCATCTGAGATGGCACGATCATAGGGTTAGTTGTTGGGTCTCCATGACCTGAGTTAACAACTGCTGCCTTTCCTAGTGCACCTCTTGCTTCATCTTCTTCTCCGCCAGGATTAGCTGGCACTGTAATTACTTTAGGTGCAGTATTACCTGAGTTTACCTTTTCACCTGTTAACGATTCTGCCTGTGGTGGACTATCTTTATCTTTGTTTGCTTCTTCTGGGTCAGCAGCGAAGGTATCGCCTATTGTCCCTGTCTCCTTCACTGTATGGAAAGCACCCAAAACCATTGGGATCTGTCCTTCCTCTCCATCCATGAAGAAACCTACCACCATAGCACCTTCTTGTAGTGATGCGGTAGTACCTACTTGTTTTACTTGTGGTTTATCGTTAGGGACGAGTGGTGTAGCCCACGGTAGTGCTTCAGTTGGTAACTTCTTTAAATAATCTTCTTGATCATTACCACCTGTGTGCCATCCATAAATTCGCACCTTGACACGACCGAGCACCATCGGGTCTTTGTTAGACTCGACTTCCCCGACCCACCAAGTGAATCCGTCCGATCCAGTATAGTCTGTTAACATAATATTAGTATGGATATAAGTTATTTAGGGAGTTTAGTGAAATGAAATTCACCATCTTTCTCCTCTTTTCCCCAAACAAAAGCACCTGATGTAAGTCTTCGACCATTGTCGAATGACCAGTAATCGGTGCCATTGAATCTTGCAAGTGCAGTTATGTTTATATCATTGACAACACAAGGACCATTGGTTTCACCCCACCATGTGCCGTCATCCATCTTTACAAAAACAAATCCACAACCTTTCTTATTTTTCTTAAGATCTATTGTGTCGCATTCAATGATATCTTCATGAATTCTTTTTATCTTTGCTCTGAAATGTTTATAAGGTTTATTAGGACCTTCATACTCATACCAAGATTTACATTCTAAAACTTGACCTTCTTTAACTTCAGTCCACTCTATGTTGACCCATGGCCACTTCTGTGGATCTGACGTTGCTTGAGCTTTATTAGTATAATGTCCGCATAATGCTTCTTCAAAACTAATCATCTTTAAGTGATTTCTTAACCATCTTAGCATATGCCACCTCTGCAGGTGACCAGTCCTCTTTATTTTTGATTAAACGTTTTATTGCCTTTTTAGTGGATGTAGTACTCATTGTTACAATATTGTTAGTGTTTACTAACAGTATTTATACTCAAACTAATCCCTCTGTCTCCAATCATCTGATCTGTTATCATTCCTAAACCAGTCTGCTATATCATCAGCACCGTTGAAACCCCTTTTATGTTTCCTTGGATCGGAGTCTCCAATATCCAAGTACTTAAGAAAAGTCGAGTCTGGATCCACTGATAGTCTCCTTGCCGACGATAACATACCTCTAGCGGAGGTATTTCTTTTTGCTAATTTTTCTGCCCAAATCATATCTTCTAACTTTACTTCTGAATTGGAGGCGATGTCTTTACATATTGCTTCCAGTCGGAGACGATACTGGGTTGATAACATAAGTTTCTAGGGTTGCTTTTTTTTAAGTTGTTCGTATAGAATTGCTTGCATAAAAGACTTAGGTCCTTTTTCAAGTAATTCATCTTTCCATTTTGATGGAGGATTTTTTAATTTGTTTGTTTTTTTACGGTGTGCCATTAGAGAATTATCGCTCCAATTATGAATCCTTTTATAAAAGCGATCCATACTATTTGGTAGTCGCTGAGGTTAAATTTATTTTGAAACTTCTTAAGAAGTCTCTTATCCCATGCAGCGAATTTGTCCAAGAGGGTTTGGGTTTTGTCTGCTAGTGCCATTACTTTTTAAATACACCTGCCTTTGCAAGCAAATATACTGATAGTGAAGTCCAAAAAACAATTTCAAGTCCAATGTTGTTCATAATAATTAGTCATCATATACTAAACACTCTGGCTCTTCTGGATGTTGGTCACAAAATAACTCAAGTGCATTGGGATCGTGGTGATCTCCTGCTTCGATCTCCTTCTTATGGTGATCGACATAATCTTCTAATTCATGCAATTCACCTTCAATATGGCGACGCATTTGTGGATTAGTAGATGGATTGTCAAGGATGTTTTTATCCTTTTCAATGTGTTGCTCGATTGATTTCATTTTATTATACCTATGATTACTATTATTTATCTTCTCGGATCGAGTCCTTAGTAAGATAAAGAGTGGTAGTCATGCCTTCTTTACGATAAACATGTCTTAAACTTGCAATCAGATACTTACCACTATATACCCGATCTTGCTTTACATCCTTAGAATTTTCAGTCCTAGATGCGGGAATGCTAACTTTTATTTGCTCTCCAACTACTAGAGCAGTATTACCTGGCACTACAATAGTTAACTGTATTGCATTAAGTAAAGCGTATCTAGCAGTAGCATAACTTGAAACTCTTAATGTGTCAACTTCTGTTTTCGTACCACCATTTGGATCAGATCCTATCTTATCTTGATGTGTCCAACTTGGCATGATTCTCATCTTAAACCTAGTAGCAGGTTGGGTTTCTGTATCAAAACCTGTCTGCTGAAATGGTCTACCTGAGTCAATCGTAGTTGCCTGATCAAATATCTTTTCGTAAGTAACTTTATAGTTACCTCTCTTTACTTGAGTAGAATCTTCATCGCCTTTACTTGAAGGTCCTGTGGGTAGATGACTCATACCAACACTACTAATTGATATACCTAACACTGATGTCTTATACAAACCTGATCTTAGTTTCTCTAGATGATTAACTTTATCTGGGAATGTGATAGTTTCAATCTTAAAATATTCTTTCTTATCATCTGTCTCTACACCTGCCTGCATGTAAACATATGTGTCTTGTTTTGAGAGATTATCCGCTTCGCACAACTTATCAATAGATTTAAAATGGAATCCATGCTTATTCTCAAAGAATAAAAATCCTGATTGAGCTTGAGATACTTTACCCTTACCTGCAAGTCTTATTACTTTATCTGCAACATATGTAATAGCATCATATGGTCTCCAGTTAGGAGAGCTGAAACATACTTTACTATGCTTTTCAAAATTCGCTGCTTTTACTTTCTCTCCACCCTTTAATATATCCTTTGCAACATATTGAGGAAAATTCTCTTTATCTTTATGCTTTGCACAAGGACCAAATGCACCAAAAATTCTATTTGCTTCATTCAAAAATGCTTCATGAGATGTTAGATGTAAAATATACATCGCTGCTCTTTCATTCTTAATAAAACTACCAAGTTTAAACACACGAAAAACAACCTCTAGAGGATCATTATCTGAGCTCTCTGATGTGAATTTAATCTTTACAACTTCTTTACCACGAATTGATTTGTATAGGTCAATAGAATCAACTATCGCTACGTCTGCTCTTAGAAACGGACTGTCAATAGACTCATAGTAATCTATAGACGCAACAAGATCACGAATGTCATATACATCATCACCCTTAAGTCTTGCTTTAGGTGACAATGCTTCATTCCACTGCATCTTACCTGTTTCGCCAAAGGCAATGGACGCTTCATTCAGCTCTACAACTTTTGATCTTCTATTTGCCATTACTTAAGTTTGTTAGTGCAGTGCATATCAGGTGTATTGCTGCTAAAGGTATTAAATTTAGAAACAAAGAATGGATCTGCTTCATTCCATTGTGAGAAGTTAGGTGTAATAATAGGGACATCCTCTGGTTGACCACCACCTCCACTAGACTGTGATGCCATACTTGCTACCATCTGATTCTGTTGCTCAACGGCAGATGCCATGGCATCGTTACTTTCAGTTACCATCTTTTGTAACTCAGCATTCTCTTGTATTCTAAATTCATTTATTGTTTCACCAGACTTCTTGACTTCTTTCTCATCAGAAAGATACATCTTTAGTTTGTCTAGATCACCTGACTTTTTATAAGGTGATATCTTTTTCTCATTTTCTCTATTTTTAAATGCATATTCACCTCTCTCATTCATCTGTTGGTCACCACTAAAGTTACCACCCTCTCTACCTCTATCTTTAGCACCCTGTCCTCTTAGATTTTTCCTTTTCTTATTCTTCTCTTCAATCTCAGCTTTTGACTTTAAAGTTGCTGTTGCGTTGGTCTCATTCCAACCCATCTTCATATTAACATAATCAGCGATAGGCATTTGTGCCTGCTTATAGTCACCATCTACATAGAATTTATTTACAGCTCTCCTCTTTCCTTTCTTTAATCCTAAGAAACCTGTCCTATAGTATTCCCAAGGTCCATAAATTTCAACAGCTCTAAAATCACCCGCAGCAGTATCCTCTACACTTCCACCTGCTGCAATCAACTCTTGATATGAATTATATTCACCACCTGCAGCGAAAGGTAAAGCATAACCTTTACTCTTTGCTTCTTTCATTCTCTGACCAGTTAGACCTGCATTTGATTTTGTCTTAGGTGTATTGAATGGGACGATAAATGCTGATCCACCACTTGCTTTCTTAGGATAACCAACCCACTCCAAACCGTGACCAATAAATGATGTAGATTTACCACCATTTAAACTTACAGGATAACCAGACTGAGGACCATTGATCCATCCACCTAATTTACCACCACCTGCAAACCAATTACTAGGATTCATCCATCCACCTTCGCCGTTTCCTCCCTTTAGGAGTCCGACCACCTTTTTCATATATCCTAAGACATTACCTAGTGCACCATTCACTTCATTATCTTCAGATGATAATCCTAAATCTGCACTTTCTCCACCTTCTGCCATTTCTGGGACAACTACAACACCACCTTCTGCTTTCGCAGGTACACCATAATTAGCAAGCTTTTCAGCTCGACTCATGTTGAAGTAAGCAACATATTCATCTGTAGAAACTTCTTTATCGTTAATATATCCCTTACCAGAATCCATATCAAATCGACTCGATATAGTTTTCTTAGTGGTAGTCTTTGTAGTTTTTGTTTTTGGTTTCTCTTTTTTCGGAGCTTTCTTCTCTTTATCCGATCCACCTGCAAAGAAACCTAATACAAAAGTCAATGCTTTCATCAATCCAATCAAGGGTGCAAATGCTGCTGAGCCAAAGAATGTGGCAACTTTCTTGATAGTGGGCATTGCTGGCTCAATGAAATCTAAGACCTGAGTGAATGCATTACCAAGTGCCTTAAAGAAGTCTCCTGCTGCCTCCTGTATGGGTGTGAAGACTGCTGCGAATACTTCAGCAACTTGTCCAAAGAATCTTTTGAATGGTGCAATAATAGGCTCCATTGCTTTAGCAATACCTCCACCTGCTGCTCCACCAACAAATGCACCTGCTGCTTGACCTAACATTGCACCTGCAGGTCCACCAATGGCACTACCAATAGCACCACCTACCTGTGATCCTGCTCCTGCTCCAACACCAGTCCCTATTGCTTCTGCCTGATCCATGCCACTCATGCGTGCAGCTGCATATGCTGCACCACCAAATGCTACACCACGACCTAGACGACTACCTAAAACTGCTCCTCCAAATTTCTTAAGTTTGCTTCCCAGTTTACCTGCCTTCATTAGGTTTTTCACCATGCCAAATAGCATGCCTACTACTGCCTTAATACCTTTAAGTGCTGCTATTGGATTGGAAAGTAAAGCAAACCCTGCAAACAAAGGTGCTAATGATAACGCAAACTGCATTACCCCAAAGAAACCTTTCAAACTTAATGGATTCTCTAGAAACTTTATAAGACCATTTGCTGCAGATGTCCCAAGGAAACTAATTACACCAAATGCCCACTTACCTATCGAATACAAACCCTGTGCTAATCGTCTGACTTTTTCTGGATTCTTCAGCAAGAAATCAAATATTGCAAACTTAACTATACCTGTGAATAACCAAGAAGCAATCTTCGAGAATGTCTCAAAGAAACCTCCAAACATTGCCTTAGTTACTGATCCAAGTCTTTCAACAAATTTATTAGATGTTTTCTCTACAGTTGCAGCTTCGTCTCTATTCTCTCTTTGAGTTTCTTTCTTCTTCCTTATTGTTTCTCTATTTCTGTCACGTTTCTCATCCTCATCACGTCTCTTCCTATATCTCTCCTGTATACCTCTCTCTGATATCTGAAAGTCTACAATCTCTTTCATAGTGCCTGCCATCTTATTAGCAACTAATGAAAGAGAGTTTAGTGTGCCACCAAGACTATTGACAGCACTTATATTTGCCTTCAAACCCGATTGTACATCCTTGGTTTCTTTACTCGCACTATTATCCACTCCCTTAAAAGATACCATCTTATAAAGAGTAGGTTTTTTAATAGTGGTCTTAGGTTTATCCATTACTTATGAATAGCTGGATGTAAGGGAGTAAAGATTTGGACAGGGTTTGAAGTGGGGGTAGCACTATTATTTATTGGCACTGGGACAGAGACTGGGACAATGTTACCTGCCATCATTGCACCATTTTCTAAATCTTTTTGTTGTTGTGCACTTGTTTTTATTTTATTGCTATAATCTGTGACATTACTTACTGTTGAAGGAGGTGTAAGAGGACTTTGCATTTTAACACCCTTAAACATATCACCCACTTTCTTAAGTAAGTTTTCTAGATTGTCAAGTAAATTTCCTTTTTCTGCTGTCGGTTGCGTATCATCTTTCATTTCTAACTCTGAATCTGAGTCCTCTTTAGACGGTTTTACTGTAGGCTCAAGGATAGGTTTTGGCATAATAGTAGGTTGGAAACCACTTGGATCTCCAAATGCTTTTTTCAATGCGTCATAGAATTTGGTGCTCTTTGTGCCAAATCCATCTGAAGATACCTTACCTGTCTCTAACCATTTCAATGCAGCATTCCACCCTGTGTTGTGTGCGTAACCCAAGATTGCCATCTGATCTAACTTAGGTTGATTAATAAACGCTTTATAAGGAGTTAAGTATGACATATTCGCAGCAGTATATCCTGCAAATAGATTCTCCTGTAGTTGTGGACTCCTTCTGAAAAACAGTCTCGTTGCAAGATTATGACCAGGATCTTCAATACCAAACAACCTTGCACCATCAGACTTTGCCATGGCACCCATTTGATATCTACCATCATAATGATCATTACTGCCACCTTTTGCAGTGTAATTATTACCAGACTCAATGGCACCTATTGTATTTCTATAGGTATCCCATACGCCTGGATCTATACCTAACTTTGCTTTTACAAAGTCATATGGGACTTTTACATTACCACCTTCAGCTTTCTCTTCTGGTTTATCTCCTGATTCTAGTTTTGCTACTGCTTTTTTAAGGACAGCTATCATACCTGTTGCAAAGAAAGCTAATGACTTTCTAATAGCAAATCTAAATATTCCACCTACAGCAAATTCTTCTGGTTTTGCTACATTTGGTTTCTGTATTACGACCTTAGGTGCTACTAAGTTTTCATCTGCATTTCCTGTAATAACCTCAGCATTGAAAAACTTTCCAACATATTTTCCACCCTTAGCAAACTGCTCAAAATCTGGTTTTTTCTCTGATCCTTTTGCATTTGCTACCTGATCTAGATCTATGCCTTCGCCAGGATCCCTACGTCTTATGACATCCCATGCAAATCCTATAGGATTTATAGTGAATGCAACAATATTCTTAATTAGATTGAATGTAAATGATAGTGTCTTAAATATTAATTTAATACCTGTGCCCAATACGAGACCCACAAACTTCATGATAGGAGTAAATGCCTTCAAGACAGTGCTAATAATATTACCCAATGCACTGAAGAATGTGCCAAGTAACTCTTTCATTGGCTCAATCACTGGCATAAGTGGTGCTAAGAATATCTCCTTCATCATGCCAAATGCTCGTGCCATAGGCTCAAAGATAGGTTGGACAATAGGTCCTATCTTACTACCAATGAATCCACCTAAGAAATCACCAATAGCAGCACCTATCATAGGACCAAAAGGACCTAAGAATGGTAACAATGCTCCACCTGCTGCTGCTCCTGCTATACCACCAACTGCCTTTCCTACACCTGCTCCTACTGCTGTGCCTGCTGCTTCTCCTTCTTGATCTCCTGCTAATGCTCTTGATATTCCACCTATTGCAGATGTAGCACCTGCTAACATCGTAGCACCACCGCCAGGTATCCTTCCTTTAATTCCTTTGAATGCGTTACCCATACGTCTGGTAGCACCCATTCTCATACCACCAATCTTTGTGGTTGGTCTAACTCTATTCTCAAATGATTTTATACCGCCAGGTTGTTTCCTAGCAGACTTACGCATCGTATTATACTCTTGTTTTGTATAGAAACGACCAGTCTGTTTATCATAATATCCACTTTTTACTCTCTGTGATGCTTGATTAGCACCATCTTCAGCTGTCTTAGCATCTTGGAAAATACTTGTTAACGCACGTACATCACCAAACAACTTCCATGGCATAAGAATGTATTGAGCACTTTTAAGAGCTGCAAGACCAACTAGGAATTGCAAACCACCTGTAAAGAATCTGAATACTCTCTGTATCTTATTTTCACCAGGCACGCCAGTCCCAAACATGTTAACCATGCCATTAAAGACCTTACCTATACCAAAACTAGCAATCTTATATGTAAACTTTACTAGTGATGCAACTACTCTGAATACAGTTTTGATTGCCTCTCCATTCTTCGCCATCCATGAGTAACCACCAAATATGGCAAATGCCCCAAATAGACTACCAAAGAAACCTGCAATCCTTGCAAGCATCTTCTGGAAAGGAGCTAATATTTCTTTACCTCTTTTCTCTTGTATCTTTTTCTTTTCCTCAGCAAGTTTCTTTGCTAGTTTTGCAGAGTCTTCACGTTTCTGTTTAAACTTTGCTCTTCTTTCTTGCACTAAGTATCGAGCTGCGAGAAACTTCTTTTCTTTATCTTTCGCTATTTCGTATGCCTTATCTCTTTCTTTCGTTTCAATTATAAAACTCTTTTGAAAGTCAATTAATTGAAAGGTTGACTCAAATGATTTACCAATACTAGTGGTCGTCCGTCCGAGTCTGTTCACACTCATTCTAAGCCCATTCATGTTGCGACCTACAGAGGTCGTGGACTTAAACGCTTTAACTTTTACGAATGACCTAATTGCACTCATTAAAGATTTACTCGATTTCTGTTATTCTCTGCTGCACGTCGTCTTTCTTCCTCTTGAAGATAACCTAGTAACAAATTAACGTAAACATCTCTTTCCCATGGGATCATATTCTCTAACTCGGTCAAAGAATACTTATGATGTTGCATTAACGCAAAATTCGTCTTATAAAGATTCTCTAGAGAATCGTGCAACAGGGCTATGCGAAAAAAGCTGCTAATCCCTCAAATGTTATATCATTATCTTTTTTGGTTTTAGGGTTTCGCACAGTCATAGTGTATGTAAGTTTTGGAATAGTCTCGAAGAATGTCTGGATTTTAGCGAATTGATCTGAATTTAGACTCTCGAGAAAATCAACTGCTTCCTTCTTAGTGAAACTATCATAAACTTCATCACCATCAAAAGCTTGGGCAATACAACCCGCTGCTAATTGAAAAACATCATCAATAGTCTGATCTCCTTCAGTCATGTTTTGCTGAACAAAGATGTCAAGTGAAGGATACTTCATAAGGACACCTACATCATCAGTAAACATAATCTTAGGATCATGCTCTTCAGGTACTTCAAGCTCGACTTGATCAAGTGGGACTTTTACATCTACTTGTGTTTTTTCATCGTCTGGGCAGGTTACCTTGAATTCACTGACCTCGCCGACCGCCTTTGAGCGGATCTTGAGGAAAACATACTCAATTTCAAAAGTCGCAAGTTTTTCAACGTCCTTCTCTGAAAGTGATGTACAGTTTTTGATAATTGTCTTGACTGCTTTAACCATCTCCTTCTCATTCTTCGATTCCATTGCGAGGTAGAGGAGTTTCTCTTCCTTAACAAGGAATGGGCGGTAAGATAATTTCTTACCTGTAAGAGGGATCGTAAGGTCATGCTCAGGTAATGCAAGTTTGGGTAAAGGCATAATATACTCAAATTGTAACTATATTTAGAGACCAATCCCGACAAAATTCTCGAGGCTGGAGTCTATGCTAAGAGAAGATAGCACTTCATTGTTATCCATTGGGATAGTGATATCTTTAAGTGACCCCTTAAACATCTTAGCATTGTTAGGGGTGTCCATACGGTATCTTTCGTAATAGAAAGAAACATCTAACTTAATTAGATCAGTAGGTCCATTATTTAGCGTGATTGCAGACATGTCAAATGGGAATGCCCCATACATTGTCCAACATGATGATACACCATTAAAACGTCTTGTAACTTCTTTCTCAGGTGTAATTCCTTGTTTTCCCATGTAATTAGATGCTAATTCCCACTTAATCAACCGCATTGTAGTCGTATATTGATCATACATACCAACTCTATTCTCTGAGTCAGATGCTGTGAAATTCATCCATCTTTCAAAGTATTCTCTATGATACATGTCTTTAGGTAGTAAGAATGACACTTGCATCTCACTAAATGATGTATCTGTGGCAAATCTTCTCATTGCACCTACGTCTCTTACTGTGCCAACAGTAATTCGTCTGCCAGGTATAGACACTGTATCAGCAAAGTAATTCATCATATCAGCGTGCTCACGATATCTACTCATGACACCTGCTTGATTATCTACTAGACCAAGTGCTTCATCTAAGAATTGCGTGCCTGTAGATGTCTTTTGATGGAATAGACCACCAATAGATGACATCACTGGAGGAGGGTTCACTACAACTTGAAAGAGATTGGATCTCGCAGGTGTCTTATTACCTGAGTTGATCTGATCTCTAAATCTATTAAACGAGTTGGGCTCTCTATAACTCATACTTTGCTCCAGATAAAGCTACTAGGGACTTCCACTTTCACTCCTGCTCTTGTAAACAGAAACTGCTCTAAGGGTAGTGGCACATAATCTGTAAAATATTCGGGTGGCACTAAGTATATATTCGATGCTGCCGACATAAAGTATTTATGATGGCACTTAGCAGGATACGTCGTACCTCCCGATGCAAATGATTTTCCTACTGCCTGTCGTATAGATGGGCGTAGATAATGGATATTACCACCGTTAAACTGCTGTAGAAAACTATCAATCTCTCTCACATAGGTCAGGGGATGCATGTCATACCAGTCTAAATTGGGTGACTGTGCTACATAGTCATAGAATATGATATCACCTGCTTGTAAAGGACGCCCTATAGGCTCTAGTTCATACCTAACCTGTGAGCGATACCAATCCTTTGATTTACTCGCCCCTTTTGCTAGATCTCTAATATCCTTGAAACTCATACTTTTAGGTGTTTTTCAGTTAATATCATAAATTCCATATTCCTGTCTTTACAGTATTCAACTGCTGCTTTCCATTTTGCTTGGTTGATACCGAAAGTTTTCACTTCAGTGATGTAATTCTTTGTTTGCCTTTTAGGTCTCTTGGGCACTTTACATTGTTTTTCTGGTTTGACTTCGACGATATATTTCTTAATACGCTCGTCTTTAGTCCTCGCTTTTACATAAAAATCAGGGAAATATCGGTGCACACGACGATCTACAGGTGAAATATAGGGTATAACTATCTCTTCACTACCCCATTGGAGCACATTTTCATTCTTATCGCACCAGACCATAAACTTTCTTTCCCACAAACTCCTATAAATAATATTTGTAGGATCTCCTTTATATTTTTTCGGATGTGATGGTCTGTACCTACCCGAGTAACTCATGTCAAATAATAGACTACTAGTATTTCCAAGATCAAAACCATACGGTGCAAGTCGCTCTGAGACTAGGGGCGATGTATCGCATTTTGACGCATATCCAACTCAGGTGGTTGATTACCTTAAATTAGATATATTCGATAGTCAGAGTGGTAACCCCTACAATAATGTAGGAGGAGAGTCAACTGCAACTGTAGGATCCTCAATTTATTTATACCTCCCACCCAAGATATCTGAGCAATTTAGTGCTAACTACACAAATCACAAAATGGGTCAGACAGGTAATGCTGCATTAGGCATTGCTCAACCTGGAGGTATGGGTGAAGGATTTAGTGACAAAGTAAAAGCTGCTGCAACAGGTGCTAAAGCACAATTAGGATTCAAAATGGGATCCCAAGCAATAAATGCAGTGGTTGGTGCAACAGGAGGACAATCAAGTCTTTCTGCTAACAGTCTTTCTGCTCTAACTCAAAAAAGAGTCTTTAACCCCTACGAAGAGACTACTTTTGAGGGTATGAATTACAGGAAACATAATTTTAACTTCAAATTAGTGCCTAAGAGTGCAAAAGACGTAGAAATGATATCTACTATCATTAAGACACTTCGTGTCTCTATGTTACCTGGCTCAAGTAAAAAGATGTGGTTAACTATACCTGATTACTTCAAAATCAGTGTAATTAGATATAGTGACGATGGCACAACTGAAAAGATTACTGCACCTGGCTCAAAAGGCGGTGTATTGCAAGATTTATATAGATTCCCAACTAAACTTGTCTTAACAGACATGAATATTGATTATGCACCTGATGGCAACTATGCCTCCCTTAAATCATTCTTTGGTAAAACGGATAACTATAGTGACTATGATTATGGTCCTGTAAGTTACAATCTATCACTTTCCTTCAGTGAAACAGCACTTATGGTTAAAAACTTCTACGATCCCGAATATCAGTATAGTGAAGATGGTGAATGGAATTGGGATGATTGGAATGGTGATGAAAGCGAAACTACAACAAGCTAATGTCAAATTATTTCTCATATCTGCCTAATATTAATATAAGACAAACTGGTTATCGTCAAGATAGCGGGTCTCCTTATGTTAATGCAAAGAATATATTCAGAAGAGTTAAGATCCGTGATGAGCTAGAAGACATCATTTTGGGTTTTGAGAAGTATTATATTCAGAATGCTGAAAGACCAGATCAACTCGCTCAGAAGTTTTATAACGATACCAAATATGACTGGGTTATTTTACTATGCAACGAAATAACCAATCTATACAACGATTGGCCAATGAATGAGCATGAATTGACTCAGTATATAATGAGAAAATACAATTTTAGTAATCCTAGTGATATTGGTCAAACTAGACATTGGATAACACAAGAAGTAAAAAGAAACGGTAGAGTGCACTTACCTGCAGATCTAGAAGTCCCCGAAAACTTTGAATATTCGTTTCCAGACGGTGTAGTAGTCCCCAAGGCAGATCTCGTAAATCCTGTTTCTTACTACCAACACGAATTAAAGGAAAATGAGCGAAAACGTCTTATTTACATTTTACGTCAAGAATACCTAGATGACTTTGTAGAGGAATTCTTCAGTTTAGTCTCATATCTACCAAATGACGAATTAGACATAGATGGGTTAGGAAGGTCAACGAAGAAAACTTATCGCACAGTCGAAGAAATCTTCAAACCGACCAAAAAGGAATATTCGACCGAAATCGGAAAAACACCATCTCTCACATTCTTGGCACAACAGCAACTTACCTCAAGAGTGTATACACCTGCAACTGGGTCTACAGAGAATGGCACAAACGTTGCAGCAACATTATCACCTTATGATTCAAGTGGAGCATTCACAGACACAAGCACAGACACAAGCACGGATAGTAGCACTAGTGACAGCAGTAGCTCTTCTTCTTCATCTAGCAGTAGCAGCAGTAGTAGCTCTGGTAGCAGTAGTAGTGGAAGTAGCGGATCTGGTTATGGAGGGGGTTACTAGGTATTTTTACTTATCGCGACCCTACAGACAAAAAAATACCCCGAATTTTTTTTCGGGGTCTCGGTGAACGGGAAGTCAATTTCGGTTTAGGTAACCATGCTCTTGTAGAAAGTGCAGTGCTTCCTTTAATGATCCAAGGTGCACACCTTCCAATGTTATCTGTGGATAGGATGCATCACCACCGAATTCCATTTGGAATTGTTGCTTAGTAAAGTCATCGTCTAATTTATATTCTATATGCTTACCACCAAGTGCTGCTACTAGTTGGCATGCTCTCTCAGACTCCTGTCCTCTATCTGAATAGATGGTGACAGGTTTTTCTTTTAGTGGAGGATACTCTGAGATAAGTTTCTGTCCACTGTTTACAAACTCTTGACTCTTGTCTACTTTAACTACCATGAGGTTTGTGATCCTTGAATTTGTCGTGATTGCCGTCGCCTGGCATCTTACCATACGCAACGTATTGAATTGCTTGCATTGATCCCTCTAGTCTCTTGAGATCAGTCTCATTCTTAACATACTCTTCATACCATCCTTTTAATTCATCTTGTCTAGCAGACAGTTGCATAGTACGCTTAGTAAAACGAGCGATGAGTTGCTCATATGATTCAGTAGTTTTCATTCACCTAAAGTATGTATGACAGGTTTTTCTGTCTTCAATATATTATATAGTCTGGCATCATCTGCACACGACACTGGTATAAACTCAGTGCTCACATCAAACCCTTCATACCTATGTGACTGGTTGATCACGATGCTACCTGACTCTCCTGATTGTGACCTATGAAATGTGCCACGAGGTATAACTAAAGCACCACTAGCACGATTAAGATTCACTATGTGATAAGGATACTTCCATGTCTCATTGACCAATTCAAAAGTCCTCTCTCCTTGCACCACCCTATTATAATCATCTTGGTATTGATGTATATAAAACTGTTTAGCACCAACCACATCGGGTGGAGGTGATATTGCAGCACCAGTATGGACTACAAGGTCAGAAGCATTGGATGCTTCTACTGTTATGTCATAAAAAATAACATCGTCTGTCTCTCTAAACACACGATGCTTATTAAAGTGGATGTCACTCATTGTTTCTGTAGTTTTTCTACCACTGTTTCTTTACCCATGGGTGCAATGTCATTCAATCCATTCGCATCAAACCATGGTGCTTCTTCCCAATCAAAACCTTCACCGAATGTATTGTCAGGTGACAT